GCGCACAAGTGAAAAAGGTAATGGGTGGTTTAGTTGGCGAGATAAAGCGTTTGAAAGCCGAAGCTCAAAGTGCAAAGAGCCAAGCGAACAACTCGACTTTATCCCCCATTGAGCGCGCTAGATTGAAATATGAAGACTACACTCGAGTCGTAAACAAGGAAGCTATCGACAAATATCTTACCAATTCAGCTATCCGAGAACTAATCGACGCTACAGAGCCTAATAAGCAGCCTGAGCTAGCGTATAGGATTATCAAAGGCGAGATTGAGAAAGAAGCATCAGGCCAGAAGCGCGCGCAGACAAGTGCGACGATTCAAGTAGCTAATACAAAGCCTGCTTCTATCAATCAGACTGGGCGTAATCTAACCATGGGCGAACAGTCGAAAGACATTTCACGCATGAACACTAGCGAGAAATCCGATTTAAGAGCGCGAGCTATGGATCAGATCAGGCAGTTTGTTAGGCAAGCTAATAGCGTAGGCTAGTGACAGTAGCTGGATGGAATCGATTCCATGTCAGCAGTTACAATCAATAACCTTCAGGCGCAAGTACCAAACAGCGCGAACCAGCTCTTGCTCCTCACCGAGCGTCCAGATCTGATCTTCAACCTGTTTGCTACTCAAGACGAACACCCTGAAGGTGGCGGCGATATTCATACTTATCGTCACTATCAACGCTTACCGTTGAACCTTACACCGCTACCACAAAACGGTCAGAACCCAGCTCCAATCCAAAGCCAGGTCAACGACTTTAACGCACAGCTTCAGCAGTACGGCGCTTATACACTCATCACAACGTTTGTAAGCTCTATCTCTCAAGAAGACGTCGTTACTAAGTATTTTGACCTTTATGCTCAGTGGACATCTGAGATGTGCGATCAGCTCCTTAAAAACGTGCTTATTGCCTCTACTTCAACTTACTACTGCCAGTACGGCGTATCACAAGATGACCCGACTGAAATCACTTCACGTGATATTCAGGAAGTTACAGCTCGTCTACGTTCAAACTCAGCGATCCCAATCATGAATGGTAAGATCGGCGAACTACGAATCGGTTCTTCACCTGTTCGTAACTGCTACGCTCTTCTTTGCCATACAGACCTTGAACCTCAGTTCAACCAGATCGGCAACTTCACATACACTTACAACTACCCTAACTACGACGGGGTTCTTGAAAGTGAATATGGAGCAGTCTTAAACGCTCGTGCCTTCACTAGCCAACTTGGTTCTTACATTGATAACGCTTCAGCCCTTGGCGAGCGTGTCTATCTAAGTCCTATGGTGTCTATGGAGTCGTTCGCTCATATCAAAATGAACGGACAAATGGCACAGTACATTTATACCCCAGCTGGCTCAGGTCAAGATTATCTCCGACGCACACAAGCAGTCGGCGCGATCTTTACTCAAGCTCAAACCATCCTCAACCAGTTATGGGTTGATACAATGCGTTGCACGCTGAATTAGGTAATAGAATGTTTCAAGATCTAACTTTCGGCACATACGTATCAAACGGCGTTTCTCAGTTCATTCCTCTTGCATGGGTTCCAAGCAAGTTTGCAGTGAACGTCCGAGGCGACGTATCAGGCTCTAACTGGAATAGTGTGGCTAACCCAGGCGTTGTTAAAAGCGCTTTTGCTTACTCAGACACTCCAGCAGGAAGCGCTTACGCTGTAATAAACACTAACGGCGCAGCTACTAATCAGGATATTTACTTCACATCAGGCGGCTTTAGCTTCTACGATGCAAGCAATCCTCCTGTTTACCCTACTGTAGCTATCACTAGTGTTTCACAAGCAGCGGCAGCAGTTGTTACAACTAGCGCAGTCCATAACCTATTGACTGGGGATTATGTCCGCTTTCAAAACGTGACTGGCATGCATCAGTTGGACACTCTTGTTTTTCAAGTAACTGTTCTAAGCACGACTACTTTTAGCATTACGCTAGATACGTCTGCTTTTGCAACAGCTGGTTCAGGGGGCAAAATCCTCCAGTTGTCACAACTTAACCCAATGTTCCCTCGCAATCTGCTTATCACAAGCATTACGCAAGCTACTAACGCGGTTGTTACAACTTCATTTGATCATGGTATTCGTATCCCAGCGCCAGGCGTAGGCGTTTACGCGTTCCTAACATTTACCATCACTTCACCGTATGGAATGGTTCAATTGAATGACAAACTAGTAAAAGTACTAAGCGTCACAGCTAACACTCTTACTCTTGATCTAGACACAACAGGCTTTACAGCCTTTGCTTATCCTACAGCAGGTACAGTTATCGTTGATAATACACCTCCTCAAGCGACTCCATCAGGTGAGATCGGTCAACTCTTCAATGCAGCTACTAACACAAGCCAATACGGTATTTTGTTAGGTGCAAGCATTGTAGGCGCATCCGGTGTCTACGTGAACTGGGAAGCTTATTTAGGCTCACCGCCAGTAGGCAGCTAGTAAAATAGCAAATAAGGGCGTCATTTAGGCGCCCTTTTTAATTTAAGGTATAAAAATGGCAAAATCCAAAGTAAACACAAGTGACCTAGATGCCATGGGCGTCGAAATGACTCCTATGATTAACGATAGCGTGCTTCGTGATGTAAGTGAGAAAACCAAAGAGCTGCAAGAGCGTGACCGCGAGTCAGAAGCTAAGATTGCAAGACTACCTGAAAAGGAAAGACCTAAAGACTTCACGTCTAAATCTCAGTCAGTAAAGGTGCGCGTAGGCAATGACGAACCGCATCAAGCCTCATTGATCCATCGTTGGGTAGCTAAAGACTACGACAAGAACAAACTGCACCCGATTGTTAAAGCGAAAATGGAAGATGGAATGCAATGGGTTACTGGCAAATTTCTATCTATCGAAGATAACAAGAAGATCAAGAACCCCGTCACGTTTGAAATATCACGATGGGGAGTGACTGAACAGCACACTTTGATTCACAATATGCAGTTCACAGTAAGGAAATTCGTTGCTGATCACCTCAACTCTCTAACCTATATGGTCATGGATGATGAGATCAAACAAGTTAGTGCTGATTCTCGCTTTGGCGGAAAGGGATTAAACTTCGATCAAAGCGTCGCAGGACACTATCCGAAGTATAGTTTTAACTGGACATATGCCGAGGGCAGCAATAAAGTAAGCATGCACACTCCAACACGTCTAGTAGGTATCTAATGAGCCAGGGAAATCTTGAGTCTATTCGCTTAATGACGAGAGAATTGACGGGTAGAGATCCCTCGCAGATGCCAGATAGCGAGATAGATGATCGTATCAACGATTACTATCAGATCGATATGCCAGCAAACTTGAGGATATTGAAGTTGAAAGACTTCTATATCTTCAATACCCAGCCCAACATCGACGTTTATAAGTTTGACGACGTTGATTATTTCTATGTGGAACCTCAAGCAGAGGTAGACGACTACAACTGTTTCCTTACTACTGAGCCGACCACATTCTTTAATCAGCTTCCAAGAGCGCAGATACACCAGATTATTGGGCAGGGTAACGGTACTCAGGGGCCTTTTACAGGTACGCTTAATGCGATGCCCGTTTACCGTTCTTACAATATGCAGAACCTCAATGGTGAGTTCCCCAATGATTACAACATTGGCATTAACCAAATGGTCATGTTCAACGCTAAGATGTCCGGCGAGCTGCCAGGTAATGGTAGCCTTGCTCAAGTAGTCGTTGATAGTCCCAATGTAATCACTGATCCAGCTTATCTCCCTATCTTCAACCCTCCCATATCTACCGCTACGGGCACTCGTTATTTAGATACGGGTACTCTGATCGGTGAAGTTGCAGCGGGTTCTAATTCGTTTATCAACTACATTACCGGTCAGTACAGCGTTACTTTTAGTCGCCCAGTACCTCAAGGCATGAACGTAGAAGCTGTTTATACGACTTATGCGCCTACTCGACCTAGCTCGATGCTCTTCTTTCAGGATCAATTCTATCTAGGAAATCCTCCTGATAGAGTCTATAAAGTGAAACTCACTGTCTATAGACGTCCTAGCGCTTTGATCAACTCCACTGATAAGCCAGAGCTTCAAGAGCTATGGCAGCTATTAGCGTTCGGAGCAGCTCAGAAGATCTTCGAAAGGAATGCAGACTGGGGACAGTGGAATGATATCCAACCAGCTCTAAAGAAATACGAGCAAATCTGTATGGCAAGAAGCATGTTGCAGAATGCAGCTACACGAATCGAAACCATCTATAGCATCGGTGGCGGCTCTTTCAGTGCAGCAAATCAACCTACGACGTGGTATTAAGGAATTATAAATGAGCAACACCTTTAAACCTTCGATTCCTCAGCCCTCCGACCCACAAGACGTTAGCCAGGGCGATCTATTAGCTAACAATCAAAGCTTGCAATATGTCTATGGTATTGATCATTGGCCTCTATTTCCCAGTAGTGCTAACGATGGATTTCATGAGCAAGTAACGCTTCCAACGTTCCCGAATAGCATTGGTGCTCTTCCAGCTCAACCCTCAGCGATCACTCCTTCACTTAGGCTCTTTAGTCAAATAGTGGCGTCAGTTCCTACTTTATTTGGTATTAGCTCAGCTAGTGCGACACCGTTCCCAATTGGATCAGTGGCAGTCAATGCTAACCCAGGCTCGCTGCAGCTAGGGTCTGTTCTGATTAAATGGGGTAGCGTACTTGCTACGGCAGCAAACGGAACCACTACAGCTACCTACGACACGACGACGCCTTTTGCAGCTGCTCCATACGTGACATTGGTTAGTATTGGCCACCCGATTGCCCAGCCATTTGGGTTTTTTGGGGCTGTAAATACCTATGTAACGGGTACTCCAACAACTACATTGGGTATCAATTACGCACAAGCTGGTAACAATTTTCCAATCTATTACGTTGCCATTGGGTCAGCTTAGGAGTACAAAATGCCTCTCAAAAAAGGTAAGTCAAAGCAAGCTTTGCAACAAAATATCAAGACCGAAGTAAGAGCTGGCAAACCAGTAAAGCAAGCGGTCGCAATTGCCTATTCAGAACAAAGACGTTCTGGTATTCGTAAAGCTGGCGTACGTAGAGCGCGAGGATAATGACACCTTACACCCCCTTTGTTGTAACCAATTTCTCCGATGGAATTAGAACCGATACCGAATCGTTTCTGATCCCCGATGACGCGACACCTCAAATGTTGAACATGACGCATTTTAGAGGGCGTATCGTTGAAAAGGGCGGCAACTCGCTTCTTTGCAATCCGTCTAATATAGGCGAGTATTTCAGAGGCAGATTAGGAGTTCGCAACCCAACGGGTACTACAACAAACGTTGCGGGTCAGGCAGTCATACCAGCAGGTACACTTATCCAAGCTGGGCCTCTTGATCCAGGCACTGTTAGGATTACCGTTGGATCTCTAACGGTCATTGATAACGCTATTGACGGCACTTTTGAAGTGTATACTGGCGGCCCAGCTACTGTTACAGGCCAGATCAACTATTCTACGGGTATAATTTCCACGGCAGTAACAGGCTTTGGAGCATATGGCGGTAGTACAAATAGCTGGTCAGCTCTTGTTATCCTTACTCCAAGCTCAATATCTCCTGTTATGGGTGCGGATAATATTGATGTAACAGGAAGCACATCAGAAAACATGATGGCCTTTGATACGGTTAAGCCTTACATATTCAACGTTAGCGTCGATCAGTTCCAAATAGCCGATAAGTACGACTCAACATCAGCTGATAGGCCAGTAGTTACATTTAGCGGTTCCGATAGCGACTTCTTTTGGTGCTTAAACTATGCCGATACATTTTGGGTAACAAATAACACGCCAGGCTTTCAAGCCCTTTACCCAATCAATGTGGTGGTTGGAGCTACGACCACGATCACCTTTCCTGCTTCAACTACCTTTGCGGTTAACGATTGGGTTTTCCTATGGGATCTAGGCAATATAACGATCACTCAAGCGAGTGACATTATCCAAGCTTATGGCCAGGTAACGGCTGTCTCTACCACTACTTTTGCGAATGACACCATCACAGTTAACATTGCTACGAGTTATACCGATGGTGCATCGACTTTCTCAGGTGGTGGAACGGTTCAAGCCATCAATAGGCAGCTGAACACTAGCGGCGATGGTATCAAATACTATTCCGTTTCAGGATGGCATAACTTTGCTCCACCTCTAACGGGCGTTTACAATACTCCTAACGGTGGTGGTGGTCAGGCAACCTATCTTTTTGGAGCGCGTTTTATCGTGTCCTACAAGGGATATCTGCTCTTTTTCAATACCGTTGAGGGTAAAACGCTAGCTTCCTCTCAGCACTATCAGAACAGAATGAGACGCAGCGCAGCAGGCACACCTTATTACAGCCAGCCGCTTCCTCCTACTCAAGGCACTAACGCTAATTCGTTCAGTCAGTTTCCAGGATTTGGCGGCTTTTATAACTCACCTGTTAATCAAGACATAGTAAGCGCGCGTTTTTGCCGTGATGAGCTGATAGTATCGCACGAAACGCACGACTTGAGACTAGACTTTACGGGAAACATCGCTCTTTTGTTCACATGGGCGAGGGTTAACGATGAGTTTGGCGCAGAGTCTACATTTAGCATGATCAACGCCGACACCAAAGCGGTTAAGATCTCTCAAGACGGCTTCACTGAGTCTCAGGGTATTGACACGGTTAAGATGGATATGAAGGTTCCCGACCTAGTCTATCGCTTGTCTAATACAGACGACGGCAAGAAGCGCGTTCATGGATACCGTAACTTTGTCTCTCAGCTATTTAAATGGACTGCGGTTATCCCTCAAGGCTACCCTTCCTATCTCAAATTTCCTAATGTGGAAGTGGTCTACAACTACGCATTAAAGAGCTGGTCACTGAATAAGACGTATAACACTGTTTACAACAGTTTTAAGCTTTTCTACGACAATACATGGTCTAACGCTAAGCGCACATGGGCAGCGTCGCCTATGCCATGGAATACGCTTCAGTCTCGTAACGGTGAACAGATTTCTGTAGTAGGCAATTCCCAAGGCTTCTTTCACAAGACGGAAGAAACCCAGATCACATCACAGGCTTACAATGATCGCGGTTACAGAATAACCGATATCACGAGCTTCTTTCTTACCGTTCCTAACCATAGCTTTAAGAACGGCGATTACGTCTATATGACACTTATGAAGGCTCCTAACGCAGCTTTCAATAATGCAGTTTATCAAGTTCAGTTTGCTACAGTTAACGGCTTCAATTTGGTCAATCAGGCTGGAAACGTCATTCAGTTTACCAACTCATCGGCCACCTCTCCACCATCGGGCTTTCTAGCTGTAGTGGACAATATAGAGTATTGGACTAAGAAGTTTTATGTCGGCGGTAACGCAGGACTTCAAACTCGTCTAGGTTATGTGGATGTGTTCTTTGAGTCGCAAGACGTAGCAAGTGAGATGTCCGTAGACGTCTATTTAGACGATAATAATGAGCCTAGCTTTACAAAAGTCTTCTCCTTAGAGAAACCAGTTAGTGGCAATTCAGGCAAGATCATCCGACGCGTTTACATTAACGCTATGGCTCAAGCGGTTCAGCTAAGGTTGTACTACTCTAACGCTCAAATGTTCGACTATAACACGGGCTACAAGCAGTTTATCCTACATGGCTACACGATCTACATTAAGCAAAGCGGCCGAATCGTCAACTACTCGGCGGTATAGATGAGCAGTTTCGTAAAACTCAATATCACGCTACCAGACGAGGAAGACTTTCGCATCTATCTGCAAAGTATTCTGAATGCCCATGCTGCGGCGATCAATCAGAGGGATATAGCTATCTATGACACAGCAGAGAACCCAACTGGTCAGTTATGGCCCAACCCCTCCGTTTCGCCTGATGCCACAAATACTACCTATCGTGTGTTTGTGCCTGTTACTTTGTCGGCTTATCCAGCACCTAATGTCTTTCCTCACGGGTTAGATATCAAAGGCTATGTATTTACATTGATTACAGGGACTATTTGCAATAGGGTAAATAGGGCGTTGGCTATTCCATACCCAGGCACGGATCAAGTTTTACTAGATGTAAACGCTACAGACGTAATCATACAGTGTAGTACAAATGCTTTTGACGGCTTTGTGGGCGAAGTAGTTTTGGAATATCTCAAATTAGTGTGAGGCTATATGGCAGATTTAGGCGGATTTTTATTTGGCAATAGTGCGAAGACTGAGAAGTTAGACACCAAATCGCCCGAAGTAAACAAGTACCTACTCAATGTACTTAACAATTTAGATCCTGAATTAGTGGCCAGCTTACAAGCTGATCCGACTTTTGCAGCTGGTAGCGACTGGCTTCAACAGGTGTTAGGTGGAGATACCGACGCAATAGAGGCGCCAATCAAGAACGACTTCTATAAGAACATCCTACCTAGCATTTATGCGCAGTATGGCGGAGCTAACGGCCTTCAATCATCAGACTTTATGAACGCTCAAGCAGGCGCAGCAGGTGACTACTCAAACAAACTAGCAGCCACACGCTGGGGTGCTCAGAACCAAGCCGCTCAAACAGCTGGTAAGTATGGTAAGTTTGCAGGCGATCAAGCCCTTGGAGCTTCAGCCCAGGGTACGCAAAGCACGTTTGGTTATCAGCATACGCCAGCTAACAACGGATTTGTAACTTCTGTAGCTTCAGCAGCAGCAGGTGGAGCAGGTCGAGGCTTTGGTAACTATGCAGCTGAGAAGGTGTTTGGCTAATGAGTTTCTTTACTACAGTACCCGCTAAAACAAACCCTATCGGCGATTCATTTTTAGGTGGATTTAATGAAGGCATCGAATCAGTCTCTAGAGAGCGTGATCTAGCCTCCGCTACTAAGCGCCAGCACTATTTGCAAGAAGAGCTCTACAAAGAAGACTATCAGAAAGCAAAGCCTTCACTAGATGCCATCATCAATAACGAAGCATGGTCACCCTCTCAGAAGCAAATAGAGATCGAGCGTTCGGCTGAAATCCCTCTTTCGGTGAAAGACAGGGCTACTAAAGCCTATAACAATCAGGTCGCTGAGCAACAGAAGGTTAGGACTCAAAAGGCTGTTCAAGCATTTAAAAAAGAATCAACTGAGTTTGTATCCAATGCCCTTGGAATCGTGATGGATCTAAAGGGTGATGCTATTCCAACACCAGGTTTAAAAAATTTTCGCGATCTTACTCCTCAACAGTTGCGAGAATTTAGTACTCTAAATGACCTATACGAAAACAATTTGCTTCAGGGTGATTCTCAGGCGACAGCATGGGCAAGAGCGAAACAGGATTTTGACAAGAATAAATCTGCACTTATGGCCGAAGCCCAAGAAGAAGCAAAGCTTTCTAACGATCTTAAGATGCAAGAGATCAGAGACTATGAAGCAGCGGATAAAGCGGATAAAGTTAAGTTGATCATGGACAACCCTAACTTTAGCGATCGCCAAAAGATCATAGCTCTCAAGGGCGAGGGTATTGAAGCTAAAGAAGCATTGAACATCATTAAGAAAAATGATCAAGCGCAACAGTCTTTAGCGAAGATAGAAAACGAAACAAAAGCTCTTTCCTTACGCAAAGCCTCTCAGAATGCTTATAAACATCTGATCGATTATCGCGGCAATGTCCCACGCAAAGCTTTAGAGTACGCTTCAAGAAACGCGGA